GCCGCAGGCAGTACTGCAACCGGCACATCTGGCATGCAGCTGGATAGCTCGGATCACAAAACCGCAACCGCGCAACTTCGTATTCTGGGCTTTGTTCAGTCGCCCACCAACGAGCCTGGGGTCGCCAACGCAAAACTGTTGGTGCGTATCAACGAACACGAACTTGCCTCTACCACTGGCGTATAAGGAGCTGAATCATGGTCGGCATTGTCAATACTGGTTCAGTCCCGAAGGCCCTACAGGTTGGGGTCAATCGTTTTTGGGGCATGGGCTATCGCGAAAAAACCCCTTTGCAGCGCAATCAGATTTTCTACAACGAAACGTCTGAGAAAGCGTATGAGGAAGATGTTCAACTCGTTGGAACCGGGAAGTTCAAACAGAAGGCCGAAGGTGCGCCGGTTGAGTACGATACGATCCGTCAAGGATTTATCAAGCGATACAACCAGCTCACTTGGGCCTTGGGTGTCATGTTTACCTACGAAATGCAGCAGGATAAACAGTACGATCTCGGTTTCAAACAAGCCAAATACCTGGGCTATTCGGCCCGTCAAACACAGGAGACCAATTCGGCCAATATACTGAATCGGTGGTTTAACAGCTCCTATGTTGGCGGCGATAATAAGGAGGGCGGCTCGACGGCTCACCCGAATATCTCCGGCGGGACGTTCAGCAATATTCTGGCCACCGCGGCGGATTTCAGTCATGCCGCTCTGGAACAAATTCTGATCCAGATTGGCCAGGCGCAAGATGATCGCGGTAATGTCATCGGTCTTCGGGGTGTAAAACTGATTGGCCCGGAAAACCTGCGTTATGACTTCGCTCGCGTTCTGAAATCCACCCAGGAAAGCGGTACTCCGAACAACGATATTAACGCGATTCGTTCTGAGGAGAACTTGCAGCCGATCATCAACAGTTATCTGACCGATTCCGATGCATGGTTTGTTCTGACTGATCTGATGGAAGGTGAAGGGCTGAAAGTCATTATCCGCGAAGCGGCTTCAGCGCCGGTTCAGGAAAATGATTTTGACACCCGCAACCTGAAATACGCTTCCTTTTTCCGGGAAGTGGCTGGTTGGACTGATCCCCGTCATTGCTTCAGTTCGGCTGGTGCATAAGTAGTCCATAGCAGTAGTACCTTTGAGGGGAGCAATCCCCTCTTTTTTCTCGCCGAGAGGCGTTCATCCAGCAGCTAAGGCTGTGTTTGCAAAAACACTTGGAGATTTATTATGTCCGCTTCGAAAGCAGCGAATTATCCCAATGGCTTCATGAACGGTTTGACCGTTCGTGGCCTTCCTATCGTTCAAACGCATCCGGGTCGAGTGATCTGGGTATCGAATGCTACCACTCTGCAAACCGGGGATATTGGTGGATCCGATGGCAATAAAGGCACGTTTAGCCAGCCCTATGGCACGCTGAACTATGCTATTTCCCAATGCGTAGCCAACCGCGGCGATATTATCTTTATCAAGCCTGGGCATGTTGAGACGGTTTCCAGTGCAACGGCGCTGAACTTCAACATTGCCGGTGTGGCCATTGTTGGTTTGGGCATGGGCGCCAACCGCCCGAAATTCACGCTCGATACCGCGAACACGGCCACTATTCCCGTCTCCGCGGCGAATATGAGCGTTCAGAACTGTCAATTCGTAGCGAACTTCCTGTCGATTGCAGCCTGTTTTACTGTCGCAACCGCCGCTGAATTTACAGTCCATAACTGTTATTTCTACGATACCAGTTCCATTCTGAATTTCTTGAATATCGTAAAGACCACGGGCGCGGCAAATACCGCTGATGGTCTGACATTCAACGATAATGTCGTAGTGAATCTGGGCGTGACTTCGAACAACACTACTATCCTTACAGCCAACGATATCGACCGTCTAACCATGCTGCGCAACAACCTGAAATGGGCTGTGCAGAACAACGTGGCTATCGGCGTGATTGTGACTGCTGGTGTTTTGACGAATGCCGATATTGGTTACAACAAAGGTTATCGCCCGAACACCACGACCGCTGGCGGATCGTTTATTAACGTCGGTGGAACGACTTCCACGGGCTTTGTTTACAACAACTTTATCCAGACCCTGACTACCACGACTGACTTGCTGTTCACCACTACTGTGGGTCTTGCAGCATTCGAGAATCGGGTAACCGGTGTTGTTGGTGCAACGGGCTTCGTGATCCCGGCTGTCGACTCATAAGGAGGGGGCGCAAGCCCCCTTTCTTTCACTTTCTGGAGATGAGTCATGCGGCCCATCAAAGTTACAGTTACCAGTTCGAATAGCCCTTATTTAATTCCCGTCGATTACCGCTCTCCCTCTACAACCGTTCAATCGGATGCCGTGGGGACGATCAATTACACGGTGCAATACACGACCGATAACGTCTACGAACTCACTACGCCCGCTACAAATGCCTTTTGGTCAGATGTTACCAATATGGCCGGTGCTACTGCGGATCAGGCACAGGTTATTGATGCCTCGGTCAATTGCTTAATGGTCACAGTGAATAGTGGGGCGGGCTCTGTGGTCGTGCATATCAGTCAGGCCGATTCGATATGAGGAACTATTACAACCCTGGTGATTATCTTGTTCGCTGTGATCGCTCTGGGCAGAAACGCTTACGCTCAGAATGCATAAAACAGTGGGATGGCTTAATTGTTGCCCGCGAATATGCGGAAACGCGCCATCCACTCGATCTGCAAAGACCCCCTCCCGTTGAGCGTGTACCATCTGAAACGCGCCCTGATTCTGATCCCGTTTTTATTGAAGAATTGTCAGAATGACGACTTCCGGTTCCATCGATTTTGATCAAAGCGCCACTGAAATCATTAAAGATGCCCTGATTTTAATTGGTGGTATTGAAGACGATGAAACGCCGACCGCCAATCAACTTCAATACGCCATGCGCATGCTTAACCGAATGGCAAAAGCATGGTCTAAGAAAGGCTTAAAGGCATGGGTATGGAAGGAGGCAACGCTTAATCTTGTCATTGATCAGCCCTCATACACGCTGGGGCCTGCTACTAGCGATTTGGTCATCAATCGCCCGCTGGAAATTGCCAATGCGAGGCGATTGGTTGATGGCATAGAAACAGAAATTACCATTCGCTCCCGCCAGGAATACATGAATCAGCCGGAGAAGGACACTTCTTCGGGCGAGCCTGTTTATGTGTATTACGACCCGCAATTAACCCATGGCGTTCTATATGTCTGGCCAGCCCCCATCGCCGCCAATCAAATTAATTTCTCCTACAAATCCTATATTGAAGATTTCGATTCTCTTGCCAATACACCGTATTTTCCGACTGAATGGCTAGAGGCCATTGTTTACAACCTTGCTCTTCGTCTAATGCCCATGTACGAGGTATCTGGCGAGGACAAGACCTGGATTACCAATATGGCCATTCAATTTCTGGATGAAGCCGAAACCAATGATACTGATGAAGGCTCTGTATTTCTTACGCCGGAGATCATTTATTGAAGCTCGATATGATCGGCCCACAACAGCAGGCTTTATCTGTCATTATAGATAATGAAATCACCGAGAACTGTTATGTTGTCCCTGGCAAGCGTAATCCGCTAGCGCTGGTTGGTGCCCCCGGTAGTATTCTGCGTGCAACTATTTCTGGAATCTGCCGCGGCGGCCATATGATGGCCAATATTCCATATATTGTATTTGGCACGACGCTATATAGCTTTGACAGCGCCTATAATTTTACAAATTTGGGCATTGTTGCCGGCAGCAATCGCATTTCAATGGCGGATAATGGCACTCAGCTGGTTATTGTTACGGGATCCGGAAATACCGGCTACGTTTACGATAATACAACAGGAATTCTTAATGCTATTGGCGATCCGGATTTTCCGGGGGCTGATACCGTAGACGAGCTGGATGGGTATTTCCTGTTCTCAACGAGTAATGGTCAATGGTTCATATCTCAGCTGGGAGATGGTACTCAATACGATTCCCTGGATTTTGTAACCAATGAAAAAGCACCGGATGATACGTTGGCTGTTCGCGAAGATCATGGAGAGGTTTTTTGCTTTGGCGAAAAAACAATTGAAGTATGGTTTGATTCTGGCAATGCTGATTTCCCCTTCGAGCGCAATGGTTCTGCACAAATTGAACGGGGTCTATATGCTCGATTCTCAGTGGCTAAGGATGACAATACCTTATTCTTTTTAGGCAATGACTTATTAGTCTATCGGATGCAGGGCTATACCCCTGTCATTATTAGCGATGAAGGCACTAACACCGAGTTTTCAAACTATCTGAAGGACGATGGGCAGGCTGATTTGCAAGCCTCTTATGCCTACACCTATACAGATCACGGCCATAAATTCTACGTATTAACCATCCCCAATCGCGGTACGCATGTTTATGATGTGGCTATGCAAGCCTGGCATAAACGTACTTACTGGCAATCCTTAACACACCATTCTTCCATTTACCTAAATGCGTACGGGAAGCATTTTTTCGGAGGGCTTGATGGCAATCTTTACGAAATGAGCCGTGATGTCTATGACGATGCTGGAGTTATTTTAAAGCGTCGCCGGCAATCAAAGGTATTTTCTCTGGATGATAGACGTCTTCGCTTTAAGCGATTGAAGTTGATCATGGATACCGGCAATGGATTGGCTATAGGGCAAGGGTCGGCCCCGCTTCTTGTTATTCGATGGTCAGACGATAATGGTCGATCCTGGAGCAATGAGCGTCAATTAGATATGGGCGTGCAAGGTGATTATCTGCGCAACATTATCGTTCGGAATATGGGATCAGCACGGGCTAGATTGATTGAGTTTTACCTCACTGACCCCGTTCCTTTTACCGTGGCGGATTGTTTTGCGGATGTAGCCTAATGGCTGATCGGTTTAAGGCGTTTCCGGCACAGGCCTCATGGGTCGAGAAAGACGGAAAATTAACTGTGCCTGCTATGCAGGTGCTGAATCAGATCGTCAGGTTATTTGGTGGCGATGAGAATATTCTTCCGGCGACTTTCAGTTATATACCCGGCAGTGGAACAGCTTTTGGAATTGTATATCTTGCGGCTGATGGCAGTGTTACATCAACTCTTGCGCCAACCAATGGGCAGATACTCATTGGCAAAACCGGATTTGCGCCAGTTCTCGGAAATCTCAGTGGTACGGTTAATCGAATCACGATTACCAATGGCGCCGGCACTATTACGCTATCAACGCCACAAGATATTCATACGGCAGCCAGTCCAACATTTTCAGATATTTCGCTCAGCGCATTAACGGCTAAATCCTTTTTATACGCAGATATTGGCGGCCTAATTAGTGCAACGGGTGCGGCCACGAATGGCCAAATATTAATCGGTAGCACCGGTTTAAATCCGGTTGCAGCGACTTTAACCGGTACGGCAAGCCAGGTTGTAGTGACCAATGGTGCTGGCTCGATTACATTGTCATTGCCGCAGAATATTGCAGTTGGATCCAGCCCGGCCTTTGCCGGATTAACCCTCTCAGGGTTAACTGCCAATGCATTCACTTACAGCGGTACCGGCGGCGCTATAACAAGCACAGCAGCCCCTACGAATGGTCAGTTACTGATAGGTGCTACTGGAGCAGCCCCGGTCGCCGCGGCGATTACAGGCACGGCCAACCGGGTAACCATTACCAATTCTGCAGGCGGCATTACGCTTTCAGGTCCACAGGATTTAGGCACGGGATCCAGCCCAACTTTTGCCAATATGCTGTCCGGCACTTACACGCCAACACTAACAAACGTTGCAAACCTTGATGCCTCGACAGCTTATCAGTGTCAGTACATGCGGGTAGGTAATGTGGTTTCTGTCAGTGGCAAGGTGGATATTGATCCAACGACAGCGACTGTATCGACCACGCTGGGGATTTCCCTGCCCATTGCCTCCAATTTTGGGGCTGCTGAGGATTGTGCGGGCACCGCTTTTGCGAGCGGGGTTTCTGGACAGGGCGCGGCAATTCTTGCCGACACAACAAACGATAGGGCGCAGCTGCAATTTATTGCAGCAGATACCACTAACAAGGCGATGCTATTCCAGTTCCTCTACGAAATCATTTAAGGGATTATCATGACGACACGGCCGTTTATGATGTTCATGAATTCATCAGGTTGGATCGATGCGCCGAAAATATGGATGGGCTCGACTACAACAACTGGTGGAGCCTGGAGCATTGACTATACAACAGCAGGTTTTGGCAATATTCCTAAAATATTGCCAATGCCTGAATTATCAGCAGCCAATGTTTATGACAGAGCATTCTGTAGTTTGAGTACGGCGCCTACATCGACCAGTGCAGCAGGCTATGCGTTAAGGGGCGCTAATTTAGCACTTCTCGGCCCAACAGTTAGAACCGTTCCGGATGGAACCTCTATTCATATTATTGCGATAGGCTCATAAAATGATTGCTTTAACCATTAAAAACCAGTCAATCACCGATCCAGTCATTACTCGGCTTATGCGTACGGATGCTGGAAAAGGCGAAATTGACTGCATTTCCGAGGCGCAATTGTTGCCGAATCAAGAAGCGGATTTTGAAGTTGGCGAAAACCAATCCCTGGTGATTTTTCAGCGATGAAATTCAGTAAATCCGCCGATTTTCTCAATAGCATGGCGAATAAGCCTGGAATTTTTGAGAAAGTTGCGCAGGCATGGCAGGATCATATTGATCTTTCTTCGCAGTGGGATCATTACATAGGGCTTGAATGTGAAGAAGGTGGATTCCTGTGTCATCGTATCGAGCCGACCCTATACGAAGTGCATACCTTGTTCGAGGCCGGGCGCCATGTTTTTGCGAAAGCCATTCAGGCCGCTGAAATAATGTTTTGCGCTACGGATTGCCGGGAAATGGTGACGCGTGTCCCGGTTAACAATAAATCTGCGCTCCTGCTCACTGAAAAATTTGGCTGGAATTACCGCTATACCGTTAAAGGCGGATGGCCGGGGAAAGACGGCGTTCAAGATTGCCATCATTACGGCATGACGTTATGGGATTGGGTGCTTAAAAACGAAGCCTTGGCTCAAAAGGGCCATGCTTTTCACAAGCAATTAGAATCCAGTGGCTCCCTGACCCATGATGATGATCCGGTACATGATAAGTTCGTGGGATATGCCCTCCGTTGCACAGATTTTGGCAACAAGGAAAAGGGGGTTTATGAATACAACAAATGGGCCATTTTATCCAATTACATGCCCGTTATTTTAGAGCATGATGAATCAGTGAGTTTTGACAACATTACCGTAAGAGAGGTGGCCTAAATGCCAGTAGGTGGCGCTGGTGCCGCTGTTGTAGGTGGCGCCTATCTATCGAGTCAGGCTTCGAAAAGTGCTGCAAAGGCTTCGGAGAGAGGTGCAGAACAAAGCACGGCCGCTCAGCTGCAAATGTATGACCAATCCCGTGAAGACCTTGCGCCTTGGCGGGGTACTGGCGCGAATGCATTAAAGCAGCTGGCAGCCCTTAACGGCGTACCCTATTCAACCAGCACGGCAAGTTCAGGTGCGCAGACAGCGGATAATTTCGATTCTTCTGCGTATATTGCCGCGCATCCTGAAGTCGGAGACCCAAATCAGTGGGACCCTAATACTCATACAGCGTTTGATCATTACCAAATGTATGGACGACAACAGGGATTTGATTTTCCTTATGTCAATGCTCCCGCCAAAGAAGGGGAATATATAGCGGCCGGGGAACCGGATTATTCCGCATTTTATAAATCTCCTGATTATAAATTCACATTCGATCAGGGCCAGCGCGCTGTAAATTCGGGTCTCGCCGCTAGAGGTTTATCGAATAGTGGCCGAGCCATGAAAGAATTAACCCGGTACGGTCAAGGGGCTGCCTCTACGCAGCTCAATAATTACCGGAATCAATTGGCTGCACTTGCTGGAGTAGGTCAAACCGCCACCACCAATACAGCGCAACTAGGCGCGGCGACAGCAGGAAATATCGGCCAATCCTATCAAAATGCAGCCGATGCCAGAGCATCAGGGTATCTTGGCCAAGCAAATGCCATTAACAATACAATCAATCAAGGTACTGGATTGTATGCGTTGTCCCAGCTTTATAATAAAGCGGCATAGGTGAATTATGGCATCCGCAATCCAGCAATTAATCGCCCAACAACAAGGCCCTAATGTTCTTGGCGCTATTGGTGGCGCTGCTCAAACCATGGCCGCCTTGCAGCAAGCCAAATTAGCGCCTTTGCAATATCAACAAGAACAGCAACGCCTAGATATGGGCAAAGCCCAGCTTGCCCAGCTCGGACAACAACAAGAACAGCAAAAGCGCGCACAATTACTTCAGTTGGGCGCTAATACAGCCCTGGCCATCGAAAAAGCTCCTCCCGAACAACATGCTCAAATCTATGCCCAAGCCCGCACTCAGGCCGGCCAAATGGGCTATGACATCAATCAACTCCCGGCAGAGTATGGCGATGAGGCTAAGCGGGTTTTAGATTGGAGCAAGCAGCAGGTTTTCGGCAATGAGCAATTCAAAACGGACGAAGATATTCGCAAAGGCGTTGCTGTTGAAAATGCAAAAACAAAAGGACCGGCAAGTTCGGTTGGAAAGCTAATGGCAGACCGTGCTGCTGCTAAAGCGGCTGGCGCAGATGCGGCCACGCTGAAATCCTACGATGATGCCATTGCAAAAGTGGGACAGGGCCAGAATATTAATTTAAGCATTATTGATGGTCAGCAACAGCTCACAAAGCCGAATGCGACAAAAGTCCAAGAAAATATCATGAATGCGGAATCGGCATTATCAAACCTTGATTCTATCGCGAATCGATTCAGCGGCGATTATTTAACGTATTCAGGGCGTATTAAGGCGGGCGCTGGTAGGTTGCTGGATAAAGCTGGCATGGATACCGATATGACAAAAATGAATGCCACCCGCGCTCAATTCCGCAATGAGGTAAATCAATTCTTTAACCAATACCGGAAAGATATTACGGGCGCGGCTGCCAGTGAGAAGGAATTGGAGCAACTTAAAGATTCTATCCTGAACGAAAACATGGGCCCAGCAGAATTTAAGGCGGCCTATGACCAATTTGTTACCAAGGTTAAAGGTCAGCTGGAGATGAATAAGAAAATAGCCCGCAGCGGCGTTAAGGTCTCTCCAGGGAAGCCCATCAAGAATGCAAAAGGCTGGCTATTGCATCAAGACATGAATGGTAATGAGGCTTACGTCTCCCCTGATGGCTCTGAATTTGAAGAGGCTAATGATGCCGAGGCAGATCAATAATGCCGTTTGATCTGGGCAGCGCAAAACCGATTTCGCCAAAAAAAGGCTTTGATATTTCCTCCGCGAAACCAATTAATGCTGCCGAAGAAAATCTGCCAGAGAGCAACCCCAAAGCCCTTAATGGGGTTAAAGAGCCCGAGAATAGTAAAGTCGATTCTCCGCCCTTCGCCATTATGTACAATATGCTCAGGGGTGCGCAGACATCACAGGATGCCATCAATAATGCAGAAATGATGGGTTTTAAATCAAAGCCCTCACCTGATGGCAAGACTTTCTTGATTGAGCGTGGTAAAGAAAAATACCGGTACGATCCTGAAAGTATGTTTACCGGGTTTGTTGGCTCAATCAGACCCACTGCTCAAACAGCGGGAAGCATGATTGGTGGCGCTTTAGGCATTCCGGGTGGGCCTGGGGGAGTTGTGGCGGGTGGATCTGCCGGGGGCGCCGCAGGAGGTCAGGCCACTGATCTTATTGCTGGTCTTGCTGAGCCACGTGGCACAACGTTCGCGCAAGAGGCTGCGCAGGGCGGTAAGGATGTTGTACAGAACACGGAAGCGGCATTGCTTGGAGATATCACGGGCCGCGGCATTAATGCAGCCGCTGGAGGCATATCGCAGGCTCTCGAAAAGCGGGCTGCCGATAAAGCCATCCGGGCGACTGAAACGCCAGCAGAAATGCCCACCGAAAAAACCTATCAACAATTAGTTGATGCCTTAAAGACCGGAAAGACTAAGCGAATTGCTCCAAAAATTCAGCCCAATCTTGAAATAAAGCGCATGGCTGAATCGGAGGGAATTGATTTAAACCCCTCGCACTATTCGACGAATCAAGCCTATGTTGAGGTTGAACAGGCTCTGAAGTCCCGCCCGGGCTCACTGCTGAATACTCGCGAGCAACAAGCCATCTTAAAAATGGGCGAAGCGGCAGACGATATCAAAAGCAATCTGGGGTCCATGGGCGATAAATCGCAGCTCAACTCAGACTATACGGCAAAGATTTTCGATGCCATCGATGGCATAAAAAAGCAAGAAGGGCCTCTTTATCAGAAAGTGGCTGACGCCATTCCCGCTCAGACAAAGGTCAATCCCCGCAATACGCTTGCCTTTCTGCAACAGCGTATTGATGAACTGGGCGGCAAAGAATTTTTGACGCCGGAAGAGCGAAAGGTTTTTGCCCGCTTTGAATCAGGCAAAATCAATCATGCACTGCTTGACGAAACTCGCCGCCAAATTGGTGAGGGATATGATAAACAAGGCCCCTTTAAGGATGCCTCCGATCGATTACTCGATGGCCTTTATGGCTCGATGACCAAAGATCAAGAAGGCATTGCTAAGGTTTTTGGCTTGGATGACGAATATCAGATTGCCAAAAAATTGACGCAACAAAGAAAGTTTATAGAGAAAAGCGTTCAAGGTATTTATGGCGCCAAGGCAGTCGAGGGGGCGAAATCAGGTTTCGATCTTCAGTTATCCGCTAGGCTAGATGGTGCTGTTTCAAAGCTCACCAAGGGCAATATAGCGGACTTCCGCCGAACTATTCAGCTGGTCCCTCAGGATATGCGCCAAGAGGCTGTGGGCACCTCATTAGATGCCTTATTTACCAGTGGCGCTCGCAATAAAAATAATTCGATAGGGCAGGGCTTTATCTCCGCCTATGAGCAATTGAACAAAAATCAGCAGGCCAAGGCGGAGCTTTTTCAGTACATCCCCAAGGCAGAACAGGAGCGAATCGACAATCTTTATCAGATAGCTAAAGGGATTTATGGGGCCAAACGTTGGGAAAACACCTCGGGGACAGCAAGGGCCATGCTGGCAGCAATGGATAAGGATTTGGGCCCCCTGGAGAAGCTCTATGGCCTAGCCAAGCAAGTGGGGGCCACTGAGGCGGCCACATCAAGCCTGGGGGCGCCTGGTGTCGGTACGGCGGTTACATTGGCATCAACGGCTATGGCGGCGAAGAAGGGGGCGGTAACCAAAGCAGCAGATGAATTTATTGCTTCGCCGGCCTTCGAAATGGCTTTGAATCAGTATGCCAGGGAGAATAACGTCAGAGCCTATCAACTGCTTTCTAAGAGCAGGCCCTATCAGAAATGGCTTGAGGCTCAGCCGGAACCTATTGCTTCCAGGGTGGGATCGATGGGCTTTTTTGCTTGGCTCTTTGGTCAGCCCAACCCGCAACCGCAGCCAGCAGAACAATCTTCAGAGCCAGTGCAATCCACGGGGCAACAGTAACCCAATTCATACAATTTCCCAGAAGTCTTTCGCTGTGAAGCGATACGGAGTACCTAATGGCTTATTATCCAGCCACTTCCTTTGTTCCGCAATTTTTTAGTGATCCCGGCGTTCCTCTGGCCGGTGGATCAATTTCAGCACAGGTTGCCGGATCGTCTACGCCAACGCCGATGTATTTGGATGGCGCCGGTACATCCGCTGGCACATCAATTACCCTGAATGCTCGTGGTGAGCCCCAAGTATCGGGCAATACTGTTGTTATTTGGCTGGATTCAGCCATTACATATAAATTCATCCTGAAAGATGCCTCGGCGGTATCCAAATGGACTATTGATTCTATCGCGGCATCAATTGGCTTGCTTGGAAACTCAAGCAATGTGGCGCTTGGCGATGCATTAGTTGCGGTCAAACAGCCCTATTCCGGGGCAGTGGCCACAACCCAGCATGCAAAAAACACCGAGCGAATTTCTGTCCGAGATTTTGGCGCTATAGGCGATGGGACAACCAACGATGCCGCCGCATTCCTGGCAGCTGGAGCGACGGGGCGCGAAGTTTTCGTACCCTATACATCGTCAGGATATAACTTAGGCACAACGGTTATTCCCGTTGTAAGCGGACAGTTTTTTACCGGCGAGAACCAGGTACTCATCAAATCACAGTCGACCACGGCCTGTTTCCTGCTCCAAGGCTATGACTACGAATCGGGGGTTAGGCATTTCCGGTTCGATATGACCGGTGCTGGTGCCAGCTCGTCGGCAATCCGATTTGATACCTCTGTCAATGTCGTTTGGCGAGTGAGGCTCGATGACCTCCGATTCGAGAATTGCTATGCCGCAATAGACCAGGCGGCGGGTCCAGCATATATCACAGATGTTATCTGCAAAGATCTCTCCATTATTCGGCCGAAAGGCACGCAAATTAATTTCCATCTATCCCGAGGCTCCTTTAAGTGGGAGCGGGTAAATATTGATTCGGTGGTTGATGGAGCCAGTTCCACGCTTGTCACGTATTCGCTGGCGAAATTTGTTAATTATGCCGGCCTGGAGCTGTATAAATTCGATGTGGCTGGGCAGAACGGCTATAAAACGCAGGTCTACGATGCCGGAGCGATTGGTATTGAAATTGATAACACTGGAGCCCCCGGGGGCACGGGGTTTTTGTGGATGGATCGCGTCCGGGTGGAGTCTTCAATGGGCCCCGGAATTTCTATCAAAGGAAATAACTTTTTCTATGGGAATATGGTTGAGACGTTTTCAACCCTCGGCGATGGCATCCGATTTTTGAATTGTACAATAGGCCAGGGTACGAATATTTATGCTCGCGGCGGTAAAGATCAGTCAGGCAAACTCGCCGGTCAAAACGGTATTTATCTGGATACTACGACAGATTTTGTGCTGTCCAGTGTGGCTGCTGATTCCAATGATGGCGCCGGAATTCTTGTAGCAACATGCTCCAATATTGGGATGAGTGCCGTCAAATCCGCTAATAGTGGGACTTATGGTTATCTTGAATCGGGCACTTCATCTGGGAACTCTGTTACCGAAGCGCATTTCGTTGGCAACACAACGGCTCCTTTTTCGATTATTAATGCTCGAATTTCAAACGCGAAAAACGCCGGGACGCGTCTCGCTGATTCGGCATCATTTTATGCGCATAAGAATGGCACAGATCAAACGGGAGTATTGCCCACCACGTTTACTCTGGTGACCTTTGGCACGGCGGCTATCAGTTCCACTGCCTACAACACAGGGACCAGTCGATGGACGCCTCCAGCAGGGACTTATCAAATATCCGCAAGCCTAGCGATTACGGCAAGCGTAGTATCCGGTTCCGAGCTGACCATTCTGATCTATAAAAATGGCTCCGCCTTTTACCAAGCGGATTACTACCCAGGCGCC